GTTTCCTCTAGTTGCATATCTTTCACATAACTTAATAAACATGCGAGCTAGATTATTAGTCATCTTGCCGTGTTCTTTGTTAAATTCGCCGAGCTGTACATCACCTTTCCAGTGACTCTTTCCTACACAACCTAGGTTATCATTTTCGTCAAACTTCCAATGCTGGAATGGGGGGAAGTTTACCTTCTCGTGACTGTCTGCCCTAGACTTTACAGTCTTCTTTCGACCCGGTGCAAGGGGAACATGATCAAAGGTCATTACTCTAAACACTACATCTTGCTTGCCGACTTTCTTATAGTCGACTTCAAAGTTTTTCTGCATTGCTTTCTTGTCTGTTAACAACGCCTGCTCGTGCAGTTGTTTGCCTAGTTTAACAGCTTTTGCACGTTTTGCTTCGGCAATAGTTCGGATATTAATTTTACTTAGGTCCGTGACAATCAGGTCATAATTATGATAGTCAGGATTAATAAAGGAGCAATATGTGTTCTTGCTTAAATGGATTTCTTTTAGTAGATCTTTGTTTGTTAAGTACTGTCCCGCTGGCACCGACGGTAGCGCCTATGGTGCAGTTACTTCATCGTTGGGCACAGCTTCACAGAAAGCTGCGTTGGACTCACAGATATCAGCGGCCAGCGGCGGCCTTAACTCTCCGTTAAACGGCGTCACAGGTGGCGGCCGATATAATATTGAAAATTGGACAGGTACACTGTCTATGACTTCGGGACAAAATGCTGCTAACCAAACAGCAGTTGGCGGCATCCGAGGTTCACTAAACAACGGAACCGAATCGGTTGGAACTATTTCTAATTCTGGTGCAAGTGCCACTGATGCTATTGCTGCTCTAACAGGCGGTGGTAGTAATGGTGGTAGTAGTGGTAACGGTGGTGGCGGTAGTAGCGGCGGAATTGGATCCGGGCTTGCAAAGCTAGCAGGTGCATTAGGTGCCGCAGCCGCAGCCGCCGGGCAAATTAACAATTTAATAAGTCTTGCTCGTGGGTTCAATTTACCTAGCGGTGCAGAGTTGTTTAAGACCTTAAACAAAGTAAAGATTACTCCGTCGATTGAAGGCGACTGGCGGGTACGACTAAACTGTGATTTTGACACACTGTTTGGCAAAGGAACTTTTTCTAGATTAACAGACACTGCCGGAATGGTGTTTCCTTTTACACCTAACATGTCTATCAGCAGCAAAGCAACCTATTCTACTATTGATCCAGTACACAGTAACTTTCCCTTTCAAGCATACAAGAATAGTGCAATTGAAGATATTCAAATATCCGGGGATTTTCCATGTGAAAACGAAAAGGATGCAGAATACTATCTTGAAGCGACTATGTTTTTAAGATCTGCTACAAAAATGTTTTATGGTTCTGGAAACTTTGCCGGTAACCCGCCAATCATTTGTCAACTATCTGGATATGGCCCGCAGATACTAAACACTGTGCCTGTGGTCGTTAAGTCTTTCTCAATGGAACTCAAAGACGATGTCAACTATATTAAGGTTACAAAGAATGGTAAATTGAATTGGGTTCCAGTAATATCAACTATCTCAATTACAGTATCTCCAGTTTACAACAGAGAGCGTCTAAGAAAATTCAGCCTGCAAGATTTTGCTGCTGGAAAAGAAATAGGAATCATGTAAGATGGCTACATATAGAAATAATAGTCCTTGGTTCACCACAGCGCAAAATAACTTGTATCTTGAAACACTTAACATCCGTCCGGTGCCTTCAGAACCGGATGATTTTTTGTATGCAATTGAGCAGCAATATAAATTTAGACCAGACTTATTAGCATATGATCTTTACGGTGATTCAAAACTGTGGTGGGTGTTTACACAGCGTAATATGAATATATTAAAGGATCCTATTTTTGATTTTACAGCAGGTACTAGAATTTATTTGCCTAAGAAATCTAATCTTTCACAATTCTTAGGAGTCTAAGTTGCCAATTAGTGTTTACAGCCCCCAGGTAGCTGCACCTGCAACTAAAGTATCGCTCTGCCCCACCTTCGTCTGGAAATACTAACAATGCTTCATCTAGTAGCGGAGGTGGAGGCAGCGCACAGACTTATTCCCCATCATACATATCTGAATTAGTAGGTAATCCATTAGATAACTTTGCATCATATGCTCCGTTATGGACGCTGGCTGTTTTAACTCCTAAACAATTTAACGATCCAACATCATACAGATCCGATGATGCTAGTTTTGCAGGTAATTCATACTTTGATGCAGCAGGTAATGTTGTTAAGTCTGGCGTTGTTTTCTCTTCGGCGGGAAGATACGATCAGTATAGAGTTAACACTGAATATGGTGCCCCGGAATATTTTGTTAATAACTTTGTTATGAATTCTGTGATTGCTCCAACAGGTAAAACAGGCAACTCAAATGCTATTAAATTCTCATTTGATATTTTTGAACCCTACTCAATGGGTCTGTTATTACAAAGTTTACAGAACGCTGCTATTAAAGCTGGTTATGCCAGCTACCTTGATAATACTCCGTATTTGTTAAGATTGGATTTCGTTGGATATACTGATGACGGCACTCCTTCAAAGATTCAACGATCTAAATTCTTTACCTGCAAGTTGTTATCAGTTAAGTTCGATGTTACAGAATCAGGCAGCAATTATAAAGTTGAAGCTATTCCATATAATCATCAAGCTTTTGGCAAAGTAACAAATACATTATATAAAGACTATACTTTGATCGGCGGAAGCATTCAAGAATTATTAGCCACTGGTGAACAATCACTATCGGCAATTTTAAATAAAGAACAAGAAGATAATGTAGCCAACGCAAAAAATCAAGCTAAGGCTAATGAGTATGTTTTTGTATTTCCTAAAGATGCACACGATTCAATTGGCGTTACTGTTACTGCAACAGCCGGCGACGGCGGTGCAACAAGTAACAAGTTTCAATACAAGCCGATTACTGTAAAAGCTCCACCTGCAGAAACAACAGACTTTGGCAATAACATGATTGGCGATTCTGATATGGGGTTTACCGCAGGCTCGGGCGGAACTTATCCGGCTAGTAAAGAAGCTGACGTCTATGACGAAGACACAGGCAGATTTGATAAATCAAAAGTTCAATTAAATGCTACTAAACGCCAGTTCCAGTTTACTCAAGGGCAAACGATTACACACATTATTACACAATTAATATTAAGTAGTTCTTTTGCTAAAAATGCGTTAACTGAAGCAAAGTTAAAACCGGACGGTACTATTACTTGGTTTAAAATTGATGTTCAAATACAGTTAAAAGAATACGATGTGCTTGCTAAGGATTTTGCTAAAAAAATAATTTATAGAATTGTTCCATATTCTGTTCACTCGAGCGTGTTTCAAAATCCAACAGCAACTCCTGTGGGATATAAACAGTTAGAAAAAAAGATTGCTAAAAGATACGATTACATCTACACAGGACAAAATAATAGTATTATTAAATTTGATCTGCAATTTAATACTTCTTTCTTTGCAGGTGCAAATCCGTCGAGTCCGGAAAAGTCCGGCAATGTTGCTAACCCCGGATCTAGTAGCTCTTCCAAAGAAGAAAACACAAAATATGCAGCAGTTGCTGGATCTGGAGCAGCGGCACAAACTGCACTAACTGGCATGGCACCGGTTAAGAACGACCCAGCACTATTGGACAAACAATATTCAGGCGGTTCTGGAGATTCTACTCCAGAAAAGAAAGTAGCAGAATCATTTCAACGTAGTTTTTTAAACAGCGGCGACATGATTACCTGCGGCATTGAATTAATAGGTGATCCTTACTGGATGGTTGACAGTGGTATTGGCAATTACATTGCTAAGAAAGTAACAGATGCAGTTACAGAAGACGGTACTATGACCTATGATGGTAGTGATGTATACACATATATTACATTTAGAACTCCGTCGGACGTTTTAGAAGGCACTGGATTAATGGGATTTCCTAACCAGGGCAAAGTAAGCGGCTTTAGTGGAATTTATAAAGTACTTTCGTGTGAAAGTAGATTCACAGACGGTAAATTTACACAACAATTAAAACTTGTAAGAATGCCCGGTCAAGCAACAGACTTCAAGCTTGAGAAACAACCTGCAGAAAATAGATCTAGTGTATTCCAGGTTGTACCAATCGGTGTAGTAACGAATGTAGATGATACTACTACGCCTGCAAATAATACGGATACCGCAGCATGAGTAATTCAAATACAGACACTAGACCGTCAGCCGCTGTCAGCGGTAAGAAGAATATGGGGCCTGGAATCTATAAGGCCACAGTTGTTGGTCACATGGATCCTAGTTACATGGGTGGTCTTAAAGTTGTTTTGCAAAAAGAGCAAGGCAATGATAAAAACAGAGAAGGTCAGCAGTTTCTTATTAAATGTGCTAGTCCGTTCTATGGGGCCACTGATTTTAATCACCAAGGCGAAAATCTAGCTTCAGAAACAGACGGTGCCACAGGCTTTAACGACACACAAAAATCCTACGGTATGTGGTTTGTTCCGCCTGATATCGGCGGAACAGTTCTTTGCGTATTTGTCAACGGTGACCCTGGCGAAGGGTACTGGATTGCTTGTGTCCCAGACAAATTTGCTAACCACATGATTCCTGCTATTGGCGGAAGTTTAGATTTAGATATTAGTGCCGACGACAAAAAGAAATACAGTACCGATATGCCCTTACCCGTTGGAGAGATCAACAGGCTTGTCAACGATTTAACAAAAAATGAAAGTATTGGCACTATTAAAAAGCCGGTGCACCCTATTGCTGATAGATTTTTAGAGCAGGGGTTGTTAGAAGATGACTGCCGCGGAACTAGCCCATCTAATGTAAGACGCAGTTTGCCTAATATGTTGTTTGGTATTAGCACTCCTGGTCCGTTAGATCAAGAAGGTAAAAAGAAAAACATTGGCAGTTCGGATAAACCACAGCCAGTAAGTCGATTGGGCGGCACACAGATTGTCATGGATGACGGTGACGATCAGTATCAACGTAAAAAACCCGCCAGCGAGGGTGGTGTAGAATATGCAGATACACTGGCAAAAGAAAAAGGCCAGCCTAATATTCCTTATAGTGAATATTTCCGTATTAGAACTCGTACTGGTCATCAGCTATTAATGCACAACAGTGAGGATTTAATTTACATTGGCAATGCCAAAGGTACTACCTGGATTGAACTAACTGCCAACGGTAAAATTGATATATTTGCAGAAGATAGTATTAGTATTCATACTCGAAATGATATTAACTTTCGTGCAGATCGTGACGTGAACATTGAAGCAGGTCGCAACATTAATATGCGAGCCGAGTCTGGTAGATTCCAGTTAGATGTGTTTACGGACTACAATATAACAGTTGGACAAAACGGTAAAATTACCGTAGGCAAAGAATACGAAACAGTAGTAGGCGGGAGCACTAAACTTACCACTACAAATAATTATGACGTTAACACCGGTAAATCAAATGCGTTTACAGCAGGGTCAAACACTGACATACTAAGCTCAGGATACCATACAGAACAAGCCGCCCGTATTGATATGAACGGTCCAAAAGCTAAAGCAGCCGTAGCGGCCAAGCCTATTAATCCTTTGATACTAAGAGAAAACTTTATCACAGACACAACATTGGGCTGGGAAAAGAAATATCAAGACACAAAAACATTGTCAAGCATTATGCGTAGAGTACCTATGCACGAACCTTGGCTAGGGCACGAAAACTTTGCTCCTAATATTTGGACCAAAGAAAATACGGATAGGGAAAAAGAATAATTATGGCTAATAAACTTTACAGTCAAAAACGAGTAGCAGTTAATAAAGCTACGACAGGAGATGCTAACTCGGGCTTCTTTACCTATAAAGGATTCAGTAGTCAACAAACTAAAAAGAAGTTTAAGCTCTACGATATTGAGTTAGTTAAGCAAGACTTGATCAATCATTTTCATATCCGTAAAGGCGAGAAGTTAGAAAATCCAGACTTTGGTACAGTTATTTGGGATATGTTATTTGAACAAATGACTGAAGAAAACAAACGCATTATTACCAAAGATGTTGAAGACGTTATTAACTCTGATCCAAGAATTTCTATCAACGGTGTAACAATCGACTCAACTGACCAAGGAATCCGCATCGAAGTGGACTGCGTATATATGCCCTTTAACATCAACGAGCGTATGAGCTTTAACTTTGACAAGACAAATAACATTATTAGATAAAACAGCACTTAATTTTGTCTGGTAAATATGTAATAGGGATAGCAAAATGACTACAACTGCAAGACAAAATAACTTAATTTTAGCAGAAGATTGGACTAAAATTTATCAGACATTTAGAAGTGCTGACTTCAAATCGTACGATTTTGAAAATCTGCGCAGAGTAATGATCACGTATCTTCGTGAGAATTATCCAGAGGATTTCAACGACTATATTGAAAGTTCTGAATATCTTGCGCTAATTGATGTTATCGCATTCCTTGGACAAAGTCTATCGTTCCGCATTGACCTGGCTTCTAGAGAAAACTTTATTGACCTAGCTGACAGAAAAGAGTCAGTGTTGCGTCTAGCCCAGATGTTATCCTATAATGCTAAACGTAATAAACCATCAAGCGGATTATTAAAGTTTGACACTATTTCAACTACTGAAACTATCAAAGATAGCAACGGTAAAAATCTTTCTAAGCAAACAATTATTTGGAATGACCCTACTAATTCTAATTGGTATGAGCAGTTCGTTCTAATCTTAAATTCAGCTATGGCATCAAACTTAGAGTTTGGTAGAAGCCAAGGCGAAGCAGTAGTTGACGGCATTAAAACACAACAGTATGTGTTCAATACCTACAGCACTGATGTTCCTGTATTTGCATTCTCCAAAGCTGTAGCAGCAAGAAATACAGTTTTTGAATTAGTCAGCACATTGGTTAATACTACCACTTCTACAATTGAAGAAGAAGCTCCAACACCAGGAACACAAATTGGATTTGTGTTTAAGACAGACGGCAAAGGATCAGCTAGTGCCAACACTGGTTTTTACATGATGTTTAAACAGGGCAGTTTAGAACTAGCTGACTTTGCAATTGCACAGCCAACTACTAATGAAAAAGTTTCAATTGAAAATCCTAACATCAATAATGATGACGTATGGTTATTTTCTCTAGGCTCAACAGGAATCCAAGGAGAACAATGGACTCCTGTTTCGAGTTTATCCGGCAACAATATATTGTATAACAGTATAAACAAAAATATTAGAAACATCTACAGCGTTATTACTAAGCCAGATGATAAAATTGATTTACAGTTCTCAGACGGTATCTACGGTAATTTGCCACAAGGCAG